ACTATCAGTACGGAGGAGCTTTCCCGACACAGTTCCTGTACGGCGGCGGAGGCAGCTCCGGCTGGGATATGAAAACCATTTCCTGGGCAAACAATGCCTCCCATACGTTTACAGCAACGGTCTCATTCAAGGAAGGCTACTATCAACTGGATACATCGAATTACGTGCTCGATCCCACCAAGACCTACATTGCGATCAGTGTTGTAACGAATGCTACCTTCTCGAGTGGCGGGAACTATGACAACCTCTACATCAGGGCGGATGGCTCCTACCTGCGTATCCTGTCCGCTCGCGACAATCCCAAGCTGACGCTGGAAATCGAGCGCACCCCGAACGATGAGGCGATTGCTGTCAAGACCACCGCAAAGCTGACAGCAGATGTCGCCTCTTCTGTACTGACGGCCCATGGGTACTCCATTAAACTCACCGCAACGAATGCCCACAACCCGGCGCTGCCCACAGACACGGCGGTGACCTTCAATGCGACGCTTTCCCAGCTAATCACCGGTATAACCAACAGCACCAGCGCGGTTACCGCGACATTTTCTGCTGCGACGGACTGGTATTTCCTGTTGACGGTTTCCAACGGATATGAAACGACCAACGCCTATGGCAGTATCCCCCGGGCATTTGCGAACATTCATCTCGCCGGTCTGTCGACAGGAGGTGTGGCTTTCGGAAAATTCAGCGGTTCAACCCAGGGGAAACCGTTATTCGAGTGTGAATTCCCCGCATACTTCAACGCGGGAATCGCCAGCCACGAGTACCATAACGGAGATGTCGTGACGATCAACGGCGGCACGTTCATGGGATATGTCACAGGCAGCACGAAAGCGATCCATTTTGTGATTCCGCTGCGCAAAAGTCTCGAGCGAATCAATTCTGCGACGCTTACACAGCTCAAGGCAAACATCTCCAATAACGGTGGATATGCGATCACTTCCAGCAATGTTTCTGGCGGCAGCAACTATATCGTTTCCAGTGTAACACGTTCTGTCTCGGTTGACAAGGTGAGGAACGTCCTGGAAGTGTATCTGTATCGCTCCACCGCCTGGGATCTGACGAACAACGACGCCCTGAGTGTCCGCAATGATACCATTTCGATCACGCTGTATGAATAGCCTCAGTTGATCGGGATATAGAACAATGGTAAGAAGGAGGGCTTTGTATGAGGAATTTTCACATCGACCTGGTCTGGACGAAGGTTCAGATCGCCATCATCGCCATCGGTGGATGGATCGGCTACTTTGTGGGAGGGATGGACGGCATGTTGATCGCACTTATCGTGCTGATGAGCCTGGATTACATCAGTGGCATCATGTGTGCGGTGATCGACAAGAAGCTGTCCAGCGCCATCGGCTTCAGGGGCATCTGCAAGAAGGTGCTCATCCTGATGCTGGTGGGTGTGGCGAACATCGTCGACATCCATGTGGTGGGCACCGGCAGCGCGCTCAGGGGCGCGGTAATCTGCTTCTACCTGAGCAATGAGGCGCTGTCCCTGTTCGAGAACGCCGCCCACATCGGGCTTCCCATCCCGGACAAGCTCCGGGAGGCACTGGCGCAGCTGCACGGTAGGGACGGCAAGGACAAGGACGACACGACCGATCAGAGGGATAAGGGCGACGGAGAATAACCGTCGTCTTTATTTATACCACACCGGGCGACGGGAATCAACCGCCGTCCCATTTTTATGAAGGAGGATTTGATTATGGCAGTCAAGGTAGGAAGCGCGAGAATCGACGAGAACGGCAAGGCCCATGGCGGTCAGGCAGGCGACCAGACCGGCAAGGAGGTTTCCACCCAGAACTGGTATCTGCATTCCAAGGGCTGGCGCGTATTCAGGGCGAAGAATCCGTCTGTGGCGGAGAGGATTGCCCAGTGCATGGAACGCGCCTGCAAGAACTGTAAAATCGGGTATGATCAGTATCAGAGGAACACACTCTACAAGGCGGCGGAGAAAGTTGGCTTCGACGTTTCGAAGGTAACCACTGCCTGCGAGACGGACTGCTCCGCGCTGGTGCGCGTGTGCATCGCTTATGCAGGCATCACCGGCCTTCCCGAGGGATTCCGCACGGGCAACATGCCCGGCAACCTGAACAAGACCGGCGCGTTCATCGAGCTTACCGGCAGCAAGTACCAGAGCCAGTCCACTTATCTGGGCCGGGGTGACATCCTGGTCACCAAGACGAATGGGCACACTGTCGTCGTGCTCACGAACGGCAGCAAGTATGAGGGTACCGTCCGTCCTGTGGAGTATGCCCTCGGCGACCGCACGATCAAGTATGGCTGCGAGGGTCAGGACGTGAAGCTGATGCAGGAGATGCTGCTGAAGCTGGGCTACGACCTGGGCTCCTGGGGCTGCGACGGCGACTTCGGCGACTGTACCGATCTGGCACTCCGGGCCTTCCAGAAGGATGTGAAGCTGGACGTGAATGGCGAGTGTGGCCCGGCTACGCTCGTGGCGCTGGAGAAGGCTGTGGAAGCCCTGGATGACGGTGGCTGCAACGGCGACAGCTGCCCGATCAACGTCACCATCGTCGGCGGCAACTGCTATATCCGCACCGCGCCGAACACCGACGGCAAGATTCTGGGTGTAGCCCACAGAGGAGACACGCTGCCTTACGGTGGTCAGGTCTCTGAGGGGGGCTGGCTGCTGGTGCAGCACAAGAACCAGAATGCCTGGGTATCCGGGAAGTACGGAAAACTCGATTAGATTCTTTGGGGAACTCCGCTTATTTGCGGGGTTCCCATTTTTCTTTTTGGATAACGTCCTTTTTGTGCATCTCCCGAGGCTACAGAACGGAGGTGTATAGAATGGACAACAATATCATCTACTACGTTACGGCGATGACCATGGCAGGCAGCATGCTCGACAGCGGTATGATCACTCGAAAGGAATTCCTTGTTTTTGAGGAGAAAATGCGCCTGAAATATGAGATTCCGAAGTGTAGCCTTTATCGTGATTTTCACTTGCTTTACCCGCTGGATAAGAGGTAATATGCCAGCTACCAAAGGAGGTGGAATCGTGGAAAAGCAGGTTATGAAGCTGCCTGTCAAGCCCACGCTGCAGCGGCTGACCAACGTCGCCGCCTATGCGCGAGTTTCATCCGGGAAGGACGCCATGCTGCACTCACTGGCAGCACAGGTAAGCTACTACAGCGACCTCATCCAGAAGCACCCCGGTTGGCGTTATGCTGGCGTATATGCCGACGAGGCCATGACGGGCACCAAGGATAACCGAGAGGAATTTCAACGGCTTCTGGCTGACAGTCGAGCCGGAAAGATCGACATGATCATCACCAAGTCGGTGTCCCGCTTCGCCAGGAACACCGTCACGTCGCTGGAGACCGTGCGCGAACTGAAGGCCATCGGGGTGGACATCTACTTCGAGGAGCAGAAGATTCACAGCATGAGCGGCGACGGGGAGTTGATGCTGACGATCCTGTCAGCCTTTGCCCAGGAGGAGAGCCGGTCGGCCAGTGAAAACCAGAAATGGCGCATCCGCAAGGCCTTTGAGAACGGCGAACTGATGAACATGCGGACGATGTTCGGCTATCTCATCACAAAAAAGAATGGCATTGAACTCGACCCGGAGCAGGCTGAGGTGGTCAGGGAGATGTTCACCCGCATTATTCGTGGCGACAGTCTGATGTCCATCGTCCGGTGGCTGAACCGAAATGGGCACCTTGGGGCCTTTGGAGGGAAATGGACAGCGGGAAGACTGCGCGAAGCCCTGTCCAACGAGAAGTACATGGGGCATTCGCTGTTGCAAAAACAATTCAGGAATAATCACATCGAGAAAAAGCTGCTGCCCAACCAGGGTGAGCTTCCGCAGTATTATGCGACAGAGACCCATCCGGCGATCATCGATGAAGCGACCTTCGAGGCAGCGCAACAGGCGCTTGAGCGCATCGCCGCGCAGAAGCCTACTTCGAAGCCCAGGGAGCATCACATTTTCACCGGCATGATCATCTGCTCAGCGTGCGGAAAGCCCTACCGCCATGTGAAGAACCACGGTAAGTCCCGCTGGGCCTGCCCGACCTACATCATGGAGGGAAAGGCGTTCTGCGAGAGCAAGCAGATTCCGGAAGAGATCATCATGCGCATGGCCTGTGACCTGCTGGGGCGGAACAGTTTTGATGAGGAAGCCTTCAAGCAGACGGTGGATCATGTGACGGCAGTCTATCCGTACACCCTGATCTTCCACCTTCGCGATGGCCAGGATGAGAAGCTGGAATGGCAGAACCGTTCGCGGGCGGAGAGCTGGACGCCAGAAATGAAGGAGAGAGCAAGAAAAGCCGCAAGGAGGAAAAACAATGGCAAAAACAGTGACTAAAATCCCGCAGACGCGGAACCTGTTCACCACAGCGCCGATTGCGACGACGGCGCGGCGCAAGGTGGCCGGTTATGCTCGCGTCTCCACGGACAGCGACGAGCAGTTCACCAGCTACGAGGCCCAGGTGGACTACTACACACGGTTCATCCACTCGCATGCCGATTGGGACTTCGTAAAGGTCTACACCGACGAGGGCATCAGTGCCGTAACGACCCGGCATAGGGACGGCTTCAACGAGATGATCGCGGACGCACTTGCCGGAAAGATCGATCTGATTGTGACCAAGAGCGTCAGCCGGTTCGCCCGTAACACAGTGGACAGCCTGACGACCATCCGGAAGCTGAAGGAGCACGGCTGCGAGTGCTTCTTCGAAAAAGAGAACATCTACACCTTCGACGGGAAGGGCGAGCTGCTGATCACCATCATGAGCAGCCTGGCCCAGGAGGAATCACGCTCTATTTCTGAAAACGTCACCTGGGGCCACAGAAAGCGCATGGCGGACGGGAAGGTCACGCTGGCCTACAGCACCTTCCTGGGCTACGACAAGGGAGAGGATGGGAACCTGGTGGTTAACGAGAAGGAAGCCCGAATCGTGCGGCTCATCTACCGGAAGTTCATGGAGGGCATGGCCCCCATCGGCATCTGCCGCATGTTGGATGAGATGGGCATCCTGACGCCCGGCGGGAAGACGCACTGGCGAGAGAGCACGATCCTGAGCATCCTGTCGAACGAGAAGTACAAAGGAGATGCGCTGCTCCAGAAGACATTCACTGTGGACTTCTTGACGAAGAAGCATAAGCAGAACGAGGGCGAGGTGCCCCAGTATTATGTGAGGGGCAACCACGAAGCCATCATCGCGCCGGATGAGTTCGAGCAGGTTCAGGCGGAGCTGGCCCGGCGGAAGCGTGCCAGTCGAGCCTTCAGTGGGAACAGCGTGTTCGCGTCCCGTCTCATCTGCGGGGACTGCGGTGGGTATTACGGCCAGAAGGTCTGGCACTCCAACGACCCGTACCGGAAGGTCATCTGGCGGTGCAACCGAAAATATGGGAAGGGCCAGCGCTGCTCGACACCCACCCTGTCCGAGGATGCGATCAAGGCATTGTTCGTCAAAGCCTACAACCTGCTCCTGGGGAACAGGGAGACGATCATTGAGGACGCCGAAACGCTTGCAGCAATGCTGGAGGACACGGCGGCGTTGGACACGAAAATCGCGGCTGCCCAGGAGGAGATTGACACGGTGGTGGAGCTGAACAAAGCCCTCATCCGGGAGCATGCCGTCACCGGCGTCCCACAAGAGGAATTCGACCAGAAGGCTGCGGCCTACGACGAGCGGTTCCGGAAGGCCGACGCGAAGCTGAACCGCCTGAAAGCCGAGAAGCAGGACAGGCTGATGCGGGTATGCAGCGTGAAAAAATATGTGGAGAACCTGCGTGGCCAAGCTGGACCCATTGACGTTTGGAATGAACAGGCATGGTGCCTGCTGGTCACGCAGGTGACGGTTCATGCCGACGGCAGCGCCGAGTTCCTTTTCAGGGGAGAAAACAGAATCATGGTCAAATAAGCGAAAACGGCCCTTTGCCTCCTCTCGCGGCTATCAGGCGAGAGGAGGCTTTTTGTTTCGATGAACAGTTTTATGCTGGATTGAATAATTCTCTGCGGAAACGTTCATGAATTGTTCATCGGCAAATTAGCACTCGTCTCTTGACAGTGCTAATAAAATGAGTATAATATAATACGAACCGAGGGGGAAGGAAAGAAAGAGCCCCGGAGGTTCAGGGTAACAACATACAAAGACCGACGCCGACACGACAGCCTGCTCGAGGACGCCACCCGAAAGGGAGTATACCGACAGCGGGTGCGCGACCAGCGCAAGAGGGTCAAAGGAGGTAAGAGTTATGTTGATGCCGAGTATCTTTGGTGAGAATCTGTTTGACGAGTTCTTTGGTGACTGGGATCGTGAGATGCGGCGGATGGATCGCAAACTTTATGGCAGGAACGCCGCCCGCGAAATGAAGACCGATGTGCATGAGCACGAGGATCACTATGAAGTAGACATTGATCTGCCGGGCTTCAAGAAGGAAGACATCACGCTGGAGCTGCAGAACGGCTACCTGACCGTGACCGCCTCGAAGGGCCTCGATAAAGACGAGACCACAAAGAAGGGCAAGGTCATCCGCCAGGAACGCTGGGCTGGTACGATGCAGAGAAGCTTCTATGTGGGCGATGCGCTCACCGAAGCGGACATCGGCGCAAAGCTGGAGCACGGCGTGCTGAGCCTGAACATCCCCAAGAAGGATGAGAAGAAGCTTCCCGAGAAAAAGGTCATCATGATCGAAGGATAAAATTCCCGTCATACCTCCCCCTGTCGGAGCA